TCGCTCCAGTATCACCTTGAATACCTTGAATACCCTGTATGCCTTGTATGCCCTGATCGCCTTTAGCTCCAGTTGCTCCGGTAGCACCAGTTGCACCTGTATCACCTTTAGCACCAGTCGCTCCTGTTGCACCTGTTGCGCCAGTAGCCCCTGCTGGGCCAGTTGCACCTGTATCACCTTTTGGGCCAGTAACTCCAACAGATGACACAACAACGCTGTTTACCTGCTCAGTTACATCAACTGTGCTTACTTGTGGTTGTATGACAATTAAATCGCTCATCTAGTTACCTGTGAACTCACACTCGCTACGCCTTGAATCAAGCGTGTTACTACGCCTGCTGATGAGGTTATCTCTAGATCATAGTCATACTTTGCAGAGTCATCTAACGCACCTGTTTGCGCAGCTGTGGCGCGAATAGCAAGAGTGCCTGTTGCTCCAGTAATTGTGATACCAGATGCCTGTGTAAGGCTGATGGCGGCTGCTGCGCTGGTGGTTGTAAGTCTAAACTGCATGGCTGCTGTGTAACCTGTTAGGTTAATGGCTGCGCCTGTTGAATCTTTGTATGCAATGTTTAGATACCAGTCAGCACCTTGATCAATGATGAAGTTATATTGCTCAGCCATTATTTGCTCCTAGTAGAGGTATTTGAAAAAAAGAACCATCGTTATCACCTTTAGCCGTAAACGAGATATGAAGGTGAGAGGTGTGTGGGTTACCGGAATACTTGCGCCACTTGTAGTTAAGGATACGCGAGGCGATTCTGCCGTTGAATATGACGTAAGCAATGCGCTTGTCTGTTTTGGCGGCAAGCCTAATCTGATCAGCAAGATAGGTTGCGTTGTTCTTTGCTCCACCCAAATCAGAGTCAATGTCAATGGCACGAACGACCATAGTAGGTGGCAAAGGATTATGATCTGACTTAGCCGTTGCATGGCGAGAGTCCCCAATCCAGCCATCGGAACGCCTATCTCTATCTGGGAAATGGTCATCTATCTGTTCCCTCAGCTGAACGCCTGCTTTGGAAAGATGTGGTTTCACGCTATTAGTAAAGCCGCTTCATCGGCAGTAATGCCTAAACGCTTTAGGAGTTCAGCTTTAGCGATTGCCTTAGTTGCCGCCTCTGCCTCTGCTGCTGCGCGATCTGCCTCAGCCTGAGCCTGTGCTGCCTCTTGCGCCGCAATTTCTTCTGCGGTTAGGTCGCGCTCTGTAACCTCACCAGTTGTGCAGTTTACTTCGATTGCCTTTGTCATTGTTTCTCCTTATGAGTTCTTGATGCCGTATAAATAGAATGATGAAGTTGAGACGAAGTTAGAAGCATTTATGCTTGCAAAAGCGATAGATGTTATTGCGGCGGTTATGGTTGCCAGCCCTGCATTTGCGTTTATGTAAGCATCTGCTGCACTAGCCGAATTATTCTCTGCAACACTAAAATTGCTAACTGGTTTATTTTGTGAAACGGTATATGAAGGAATGTAAATTTCAGCGTTATTGAATGTGCTTGTGGTGGCGGTTGCGCCATCAACCCAACCATTGCGAATGTTTGCTGCACTCGTTGTTCTATTACTCACAACTGTTGAACCATTACCGATAAGCGTTGTGGTTGAATAACTAGTTCCACCAGTGCCGTTGAATGTCATTATCATCAAATCATTTGGCCCTGCGTAATCTGTCCTAGCACTAACGCGCAAAACCAAATCCGTATATGTCGCAGGGATTGACGAGAAGGTAACACTCGCAGCAGATGTTGTAAGTGTTTGGGCTTGAATCAGCGTATATGTATTAGCCATTATGCCGCCTTTATTCCATAGAGTGTGGCGGTTGTGCCGATTGCAAGATTGCCACTAGCAGGGCCTATGTTTATAGAAGTAATTGCAGATGTGCTGCGATACAAAGAAACTCCTAAAACAACTGCTGTATAAATTCCACCATTTTCATCGCCAATAAAATTAAACAAAGCGGTTTTGTATGTAGATCCAATGTAAGAAAATACATCTATTGTAATCATTTTAGGAATAGTTAAAGAACCTTCTCCTTTGAGAGCATTTACATCTATGTTTGCCCTGTTTAAGTTTGTGCCACTACTTGCAGTTGTGCCATCGCCATTTAATGTTGTTTGTGAATAAAGATTTGTTTGGTCATTATTGAACCAATAAAAAATATCAGTAACAACGGATTGCGTTCCTGTAAATACCAACCGCAAATCAGTATAAGTAGCAGGAATAGAACTAAAAGTTATTGAAGCAGCAGCAGATGCAAGTGTCTGTGTTGCTATCGGTTCGTAAGTTGCTGGCATTATGCTTTCACCCCATAAAGTGCAATAGTCGTTGAAGTTGTAAAGTTACCTGTGGTAAGAATCAGCGAAAGACTACTAATAGCTGAAGTTGAACGCCAAAGCCCAGAAGTTAGACCAACTTCGCCACCTGCTGCGTTTTTATCAAAGCCTTGTAAACAACGAACTGTTTTGAATTTTGAGGTGGAGGCATAATCTAAAATGTCCATAATTGCTACATTGGGATAAGTAGTAATTGTTCCAGTATATTGACCCAAAGTTTGTATGCCAGAAGTTGAGGCAGAACCATTTGCGGCTGCTGCTGATCCGTCTCCAAATACTCCGTGCATTGCATAGTTGCTGGCAGTGTCTCCATTGAAAGTCAGTTGTAATGCAGCAGAAGCAGAAGCAACCATATTTACTCTGATTTGCAAAGCAGAGTAAGTTCCAGCAATAGAACCAAAAGTAATTGTTCCACTAGCACCTGTGCCAGTAGCAGTTGCAATAGATTCATAGGAAGATGTAGAAACAGCGACACCTGATCCTGTGATTCCAGCAATAACGTTACCTATCATTAGGCAATAGCACCAACTACATACCAAGTATCTGTTGCAGTCTTAATGCAAGCAGCGGTCTTGTATTGTGCAAGGGTAGGAGATGCGGCTGTTGCGCCAGCGGATAAAATTGTGGTTGTGCCGGAAGTAACTGCGCTAATCGTAACTGCGCCAACTCCTTTGTTTAATACTGTGATTACTGTGCCTACTGGGAAGGCTACTGATGCATTTGTTGGTATCTTAAACGCCACGGCTGTTGCCTTGTTCATAGGGACTAAGGTTTGATAAGCATCGTCTAAAACCGCTGTGTAATCAGTTGTTGCATCTGCATCAACTGTGAAAGCCACAAGGCCGTTATACATCGCAGCTGAAAGAACATCACCGGTTGCTGCTGGAAATCCTGTTGCCATTTATTACCCCTTAATATGTCATTACTGACGTGCCGATTATACCGTATAAAGAACTGCCTACAATGAAACCATCCACTATTGGCTCAGATGTTGTAAAGGTTGTATTCCAACTGTTAGGTGTTATCTCGTGTTGAATGCCCATACATTGCAAAGTCTTTTGAATCGTAGTGCCATCTTGGGCTACGTTTGTTATAGCCATTGTGTCAAAGAAATTTAGATTGAGGGCAGCAGAAATGCCGGATGTGTATGAGGGCGTGTTTAAGTCTAAAGTCAAAGCATCTATTCGGATCGTAGTCTCAGCGCGTGTAGCCACATAAGTCTGGGCTATGTTTAAGGCTTCTGCATCTGTTTCGACTACTAGGTCTGTTACGTTGATTGAGTGTGGAAAATATTTAGTTATAGAAGCGGCATTGGTAGAAGTCTGGGCTGTGCCACCTGTGCGTGTTATAGAGGCTTGGTTGATAATCAGTTTGTCATCAAAGGCAAAAACTATGTTCTTATAGCCGATGCCAGAACCGTCATTGGCGAAGATTGTAGGGTTTTGTCCAGACTTTGAAATAATATAACTGCGTTGATCAAACACGGCATTTCCGCTGGGGCTTACGTAGAAGGCACCTTGCTCTGAAAACTCTACATTCTTGATTGCAGATAGAGAAGTGCGCGATGTGGCTGGGTCTGCCTGAACTGTGGAGTTTCCGGTGTTAATGTCTCGCATTGATGTTGGCCAAGATACTGTGTCAAGAATATCGTCTATACGTGCGCCTGTTGTCTGGCCTGCTGAACTGCCTGTAACGCTAGTTATGTTAGCCATGTTGAATAAACGGAAAGCATCGCTGCACTCAATATCTACAAAGCCAATATCTTGGTCTTTAGGATAGGTGTAGTTGTAACCGATTGTGTATCCTGAAAACAGATATATACCATCGCCAGATACACGTATCTTACGCAAAGGAACTAATTTGCCATAATAAGGAGATGCAGGATTCTGTGGGTTCCAATCGCCATTTGGATCATAAACTCTTACTGTGGCTGTGCCAGCCTGAAACTGGTCTTGTAATAGGTTATAACCACGTCTAATGCTTATATTGCCAACCTGTGATGATATGTCCACAATATCGGCAGCGGTCTCGCCTAATACATCTACGCCTAGAACTCCGTGTGCAGGGTCTCCAATAGTAAATGGATAACCAAAAATCGGCCCATTGCTAAAGTCAAAAGTTACTCCTACAACAACCGGATAGGACACTAGAAGCCTGTTCCGTTCCTACGGAAATCGTTGGAGTTGCCGTTGGCTGCATTGGCTACTACTGCTGCGGATATGCCGTATTGAGCTGCGGAAGGGTCAATAGAAATTACTACGTTTGAAATTTGAGCATTTGTTGGACCAAAGCCAGCAAAACTAGGTGGAAGGTAAACCTGTCCTGAAGGTAAATTAAATTGTGGGTCATTGGCATCTGCCAAAGCAGCTGCATAATCTTGCGCTAGGAGTTCAGCACCGCTAATAACCTGTGGTGCGCCTAGACTGCTCAAAACAGTGCGTAGGTCTAGCAGTGATTTCATTGCTTCTATTGCAGATTTTGCGTAGTTGCCAAACGGATCAACGCTGCTTGCCATCATTGCAGCAAGTTGGACTGATAGAAGTTCTTGTGCTAATTTGGCAGCGGCATCTGAGTTGCCTAAAAGTATTTCGCGTTGCAGTTTAAGTCTAAGAGTTTCATCTTCAGTAATTTTGCCTTGCAAGGCTGCTGTATTTTGAATTAAATCCATGTTAAATACGGCATTAGATTTGTCAAGAACTGCTTTGGCTTTGGCTAATGCAGTTTGTTCTTTAAGTGCCTTAGTCTGCTTGCCTGCTAATGCAGCTAGTTCCTTTTGACGTTTAGCAGCATCGGCATCAGCCTTCTTGCGTAGGGCAATAGTTTTGAGGGCAGCAGGAGACATATCTGGCATATTGCCGGACATCGGATCATACTTGCGGTCTTTAGTTGCCAGCGTATTGCGTTTATTAGATAAAGCTCCAAATACTTTACTCAGCAAAGATGCACCGCTGTATTTGCTTGCTGTTCCAAAAGCCGCTGCAAAGTCAGCAGCAAACATAGCCATCTTTTCCATATTGGCTGTGGCCTTGTCAATATCGCCACCACCAAATGCTGTGGTGATTGCATCAACTAAACCTTTGCCAATAATCTCTTTGGCGTTGTTTGAAGCGATAGCCAAAGCATCAATCTTGCCAGCGTAAGTGTCAACGGCTAAAGATGCTTGTCCGGTGAAGGTTGAGTTTAGTTTGTCTTGTATCTGTTGGAATGACATTGTGGCTAGTTCAGCCTGAGTCAAACCCAAGTTGTATTTACGCAGTCCGCGCAAGTTGCCTACATAAGCCTGTGATAGATCTTGGACTGTGGTTGTTAGATCAACACCAGCACCAGCAGATGCGTTAAGGGCAGTAGTCAATAATTCTTTAGACTTGGTGTATGACTGGGTTACTTGTATTAACTTGGCAAAGGATGGCCTTAAAAAGTCATCATTGACGTGGTACGTTCTTTCCAGTCCTTGAATAAAATTCTCTACGTTTGTTGCTTCGTAGGCTAAACCTAAATTGCCAACGGTTTTGCTTAATTGTCTGGCTGCTTTGT